TTAGCAGATGTTGAATTCGCCATTTTTTAATTCCTTATACGTTCATTTTATTAAAAATATGAGTTTCTGTCAAACTCTTTATGCAGCCACCTCTGTCCATCCTGGAGGTGTTATAGGCGCTGAACCTGTATTTACTTCATTCCAGATTAAAGCACTACCAGATCCTTGGTTCATAGTCAAGCTCAAACCTGTAAGTGAAATATCTATATTAATTCGTACAGAAACTGAAGCTAATTGATTATTTAATGCAAAACCTGTAGGAACAATATTTTGACCAGGAACACCTACAGCTGTGCCTAATGCAGCTGTCATAGGAATACCTGATGGACTTGCACCCGCTCCAGCTAAACCTAATGCATTTCCTAAATTTGCAGTTATTAAATTTCCAGTTACGCCAGCATCAGGAGCTGGGTCTACAATACCAAGACTTGCTTGTGCTACGTTTAAAGTATTAAGAGTTAAGTTAGCATTACCGGTCATTCCTAATGTTCCAGCAGCGGCTGTCATTGCGATACCTGTTACATCAACATTAGCAAACTCACCTTCAACTCCCCATGCATTAACATTCCAACCTTGTCTGCCCCAACCCGTTTGGTTAAACGCATCTATAGTTCCAAGACCCATAGACATGGCATTACCTGTAGCCATTGCATCAGGACCAGCATCAGCTGTTCCTTCAGCTGCAGTTAATGGTAAACCAGTTGGAAATACTTTTGTTTGAATATCAACAGTTACAGAATTAAGATTAGTTGTAATAAGTTGATTGTTATTTGTAGATGGACCTGTGCTAGCACCTGCTGTTATTGCAACACTTGCAAGAGTTGCTGTTATAGCATCACCAGTAGCAATAAGATTAGCGGCAACACCCCAAGAATTGTCTCCCCAGTTTTTTGCACCCCAACCAGCATTAATCTCTGCTGTGATAGAAACAGAGTTTAACGACATTGTCATGTCGTCTTCAGGTGTTGTTGGAACTACAATTTGACTTGGGTTACCCCACGATCTTGCACCCCATTGATCTCTACCCCAACCTTGTTCTACTGTTGAAGTTGTTGTTAGAAATCCCGCTGCTGCGGTCGCAAGAATCCCTGTAGGAGAAACGATGTTATCAACACCTGTTCCCCAAGATCCTGTATTCCAGGTATTTTGTGACCAACCTGCCATAGGAGTTTACCTCCTACTTAACCAGAGATTCTTAAAATCGCTGCGGTTGATGTATTAGCCGGAAACTGAATTGTGAAAACTCCAGACGTAGCTGTTTTATCTGCTCCAAAATCTAAAACTGCCACCGCTGCATTTGAGAACG